CTACAGAAGTACATTGGTCTCAAGTACCTGGTAGAGACGCTGCCTGGAAGGAGCAGACGATTGCTAACACATCACAACGTCAGTTCACGCAAGAATTTGAATGTGAGTTCTTGGGATCTGTCGATACATTAATTGCCGCATCTAAATTAAGGATGATGGTTTATGAAGATCCAGTAGAAAGAAAGAATGGTTTAGATGTATATGAGTTACCTATTCCAGAACATGAATATGTAATGACAGTAGACGTGTCTAGAGGTGTCAGTAATGATTACTCAGCATTTGTTGTAGTAGATATTACAACTATTCCATATAAGGTAGTTGCAAAATATAAAAACAATAATATAAAACCACTATTATTTCCTAATATTATACATCCAGTGGCGATGAGTTATAACCATGCATTTGTTTTGTGTGAAGTAAATGATATTGGTGGACAAGTTGCAGATATTATGCAGTTTGATTTGGAGTATGATAACCTCCTTATGTGTGCTATGAGAGGAAGAGCTGGACAGATTGTTGGTCAAGGATTCTCTCATAAATCACAGTTAGGTATTAAGATGACATCTACTGTCAAAAAGACTGGATGTTCAAACCTCAAAGCATTAATTGAAGATGATAAATTATTGATTAATGATTATGATATTATTGCTGAAATGACAACATTCATTCAAAAGAAACAATCATTTGAAGCAGAAGAAGGATGTAATGATGACCTTGCTATGTGTCTGGTTATTTTTGCATGGTTGTCTGTACAAGAGTATTTTAGAGAACTTACTTCAGATGATGTCAGAAAAAGAATTTTTGAAGATCAAAGAGAATCTATTGAGGAAGATATGGCTCCTTTTGGGTTTATACTAAACGGTACAGAAGAAGATACTTTTGTAGATGAACAGGGTGATACTTGGAATAGAGCAGCAGAGTATGGAGATATGTCTTATATGTGGGAGTATAAGTAATGGATTTAGATGAGGAAATTTCTCTAGAACATCTATTATTTCAACAAAGAAAATGTAGAACATGTGGTGGGGTAAAAGACCTTATGGATGGATTTTACTTGATACGAAAAGATAGAGGAGATATACCATCATCATATTCATATGAATGTAAGAAGTGTACAAAGAAAAGAATAATTAGAACTAGAAAATTAGATACTGGAAACTGGAACTATCCAGATTGGTAGTATGTTCATGCATTGTTTCCCCACTAAAAAGTCAATATAAATAAATAGTTTTGAGAAAAAAATCTCATAGAGGTATAGAAATGACATTAGCTTCACCTGGAGTACTTGTTAAAGAAGTGGATTTTACAGCTACCGTACAAGTAGCTGATCAGAATATTGGTGTTGTTGCTATCGACGCAGAACGTGGTCCTACCGATCAGGTAACTTACGTTTCGAGTGAAAGACAATTAGTAGAAACATTTGGTAGCCCAAATAATTATAACTATGAGTCATGGTTTGCAGCTGCAACCCTAATTCAATATGGTGCTGTCGTTGCAGTAATCAGACCAACTGGCGCTACAGATCTTGGTCTTAACAATGCTAACATCAAACTAGATGGAACCACTTCCACAAGTCTAGTAATTAAAAATAAAGACGATTTTGATTCAACTACAACCAAGGATTATACTTGGGCAGCAAGAACTGCTGGATCATTTAACAACGCAGTTAAAGTTGTTGTTGTTGATCACGGCGCTGATCAGCAGATAACTGCAACAGGTCATGGTTTAACTGCAGGAACTTATTTCCAATGGGTTGTTGGTTCAAACACATACAAAGGTAACGTCTATAAAGTAGTAGACGCAAATACTCTTCAAGTAACCCTATGGGATACAACTAAAAGACTAACTGGTACTGAAGCATTAGTTGATGCTAGTAATGCAGCACTTGCTACTGTATCTGCTATAGTATCTGATGATGTATACGGTACATTACAGTATGCAACAAATAGAAAATGGTCTTCTATCGCACCACAACCAGGAACGTCTAGTTCTGCAGCTGCAAAAGGTGCTAAGTATGATGAGTTTCATATTGCTGTTTTAGATGTTAACGGTACTGTTTCTGGTACTCCTGGTAGTGTATTAGAAACATTATCTTTTGTCTCTAAAGCATCTGATGCAAAGAGTGCAGAAGGATCTACTACATACTACAAAACAGTAGTTAAAGATCAGTCAGAATATATCTATCCTGGAGATAGTTTATTCGTTACTTCTGGAGAACAACTTGCTCTAACAGGTCAAACCGGTACTGCAGCAGAAGTTGGTACAGCTCTTCAAGGTTCTACATTTAAGTTATTCGACTTTGATGGTACTGGATCTGGTACTGGATCAACTGATGATTCAGTCGGTACTCTTGCACTTGCAAGTGGTGATGATTATAATTATGCGAATGCTTCTGCTGTTGCATCAGTAAGAGCAGGTCTAGTTTCTGGTTATGATTTAGTTGAAGATCCAGAACTATTTGGTGACATTGACTTCCTAGTCCCTGGTCACATAAGCACCACAATGGTTGCAAGACTAATTGCAATTGCTGAAAAGAGAAGAGATTGTGTTGTAGTTGCTTCACCAGAGAGATCTGATGTTGTTAACTCTAGTTCATCATCAGTTAAGACCGATAATATAATCGGATTCTTTAGGACTCTACCAAGTTCTTCTTACGCGATGTTTGATTCTGGTTATAAGTATATCTACGATAAGTACAATGATGTTTATCGTTATGTACCATGTGCTGCTGATGTTGCTGGTCTTTGTGTTTCTACATCCAACAATTCAGAAACTTGGTTCTCTCCTGCTGGTTACAACAGAGGACAAATCCGTAATGCAACAAAACTTGCTTACAGTCCAAAACAAGCAGAAAGAGACAGACTCTACACTGACAGAATCAACCCAGTTGTTGCATTCCCTGGACAGGGTATTGTATTGTTTGGTGATAAAACCGCTCTTGCATCTCCTTCCGCATTTGACAGAATCAACGTTCGTAGACTCTTTATTGAACTTGAGAAAAATATTGCAAACTTCTCTAAGTATCAACTATTTGAGATTAACGACGAACTCACAAGATCTGGATTCAGATCTGCTATTGAACCTTATCTAAGAGGTGTACAAGGTAGAAGAGGTATCTATGATTTCCTAGTTGTTTGTGACACCACAAACAACACTGCAGATGTTATTGATAGAAATGAGTTAGTTGCTGAAATCTTCATCAAACCAGCTCGTACAATTAACTATATTACTATCACGTTTGTCGCCACTAGAACTGGTGTTTCGTTCAACGAACTTACAAACTAATTCGTTCTCTTTCGCTAAATTACACTAGGAGATAAAGAAAAATGGCAAGAGGTATTTCGGAGTTTAAGACTAAACTCATCAATGGCGGCGCAAGACCCAATCTGTTCTTGGTTCGTCTAAACTTCCCAACAACGCTAAATACAATCGCTGATATTGAATCAGTGGATTCATCAAACGTTATTACAGAAAGAGCAGAATTTCTTGTGAAGACTGCTCAACTACCTGCATCAACGATTGGAACAATTGATGTTCCTTTCAGAGGTAGAATGCTCAAGGTTGCTGGAGACAGAACATTTGAACCATGGTCCGTAACTGTTGTCAATGACGGTCAGTTCGGTATCCGTAAAGCGTTTGAAACCTGGTCTAGAGGTATCAATGCATTAACTGAAAACGTATCACAACTCGGTTTCGGTGATGACAATCCTGGTTATTGTGTAGACCTTGAAGTCTTCCAACTAGGTAGAGACCAACAGAAACCAAACAAAACTCCACAGTCAATGACTGCTCAGGGACGTGATGGCATGGAAGTTATCCGTGCATATAAGTTCTACGATGCATGGCCTTCTTCACTATCTGCAATCGATCTCTCTTATGAGTCGAATGATCAGATTGAAGAATTCACCGTAGAATTCCAGTATAACTACTATGAAGTCTCTAAGGCAAGCCTCGATACTGGGGTTTGATAAATAATAGAGAAAGATTAGACATTATACTATGACTCAGTTATTTGGGTTCTCAATTGAGGAGCGCAAGAAGAAGGAAAAACTTTATTCACCCGCTCCTCCAGATAATGATGAAGGCACCTCCACAGTTGCGGCTGGTGCCTACTTTGGTCAGTATGTAGACCTTGATGGCATCCCTAAAAATAATAATGATTTTGAGTTAATTAAAAAGTACAGAGAGATTGCACTTCACCCAGAGTGCGACAGTGCTATTGATGATATTATTAATGAATCTATTAGTAGTGACTTAGATTTTGCTCCCGTAAAAGTTGAGCTGTCTAATTTAGAAGTTGGTGATAAGATTAAGAAACAGATTAGAGAAGAATTTAAACTTATTCTTAAGTTATTGGATTTTGATAAGAAGTGTCATAACATTTTCCGTCGTTGGTATATCGATGGTAGAATGCACTACCATAAAATGATTGACTTTGAAAATCCTAAAGAAGGAATCAAAGAATTAAGATATATTGATGCACTGAAGATTAAAAAAGTAAGAGAAGTTGTAAAGAAAAAGGAAACTCTAGCAGACGTAGAAAGAGGGCCTGCGGGAGAAAAATTTGACTATGGTGAAGTACTTGAATATTATATGTACTTTCCACATGGATATAAAGC